TCTGCATGTCGAGCTTCGCCAAGGCGATCGGCTCATTATTGACTCCAGGCATTCTCCATCTCCTCCTCGTCTGCGTCGTCTTCTACCGTAGGACTGCCTGCTCCCCAGACTGCCTTGCGATAGTTCGTGTTCGGGTCGGCGATAAGGGACTCTACTAAACCGCCTCCAGTCAACCACACTTGCGAGATTCCCTGCGACGTGGCATCCACCTGGTCGTCGAACCGACCATTTGGGAAGCTTTCGTGCTCAGCCACGAACCCTTGCACCCACGGATTCCTATGCGGGTTCGGCAGGTGAAGATTGTGAGCCTTCTGGTATGGGCTAATTGCTGCAGCACGCGCCTGCTTGCTGCCGATCGGGTTCACCGCGATGAGTCCACCGACGTGCTGACGCAGCAGTTGGATAACTGCTGGGCCGTTCGCCTTATCTTCGATGTATTTCGCGGTCGCTTCTGGGTAGTCGCGTGCGACACGTGCAATTGCTTCTGCCGTTCTGCCGACATCGAGACGGTCGCGGATCTGATGCAATAGCCATGCGCCTGCTCCCTTGATACCCCAGACCTGAATGACGACGTAGTCGCTGGTCTTCAGGTCCTTAAATGCGCAGTCGACCGAGATAATTTGCTGGTCGAATGCGGTGCGACCGCTCGGGGCTTCGTCGTAATAGACCCAATCGTCGGCATCGAACAGGCCACCACCAACCGGATGCGGACGCTGCTGGAAGAGGCCTGCCCAGACCAGCGGACCAACTGCGCGCTCGATACGCGCCAAGCGGTCTGCGCTGTAACGTTGAGCCCACAGAGGCTCCCCGATCGCGCGTCCGAGAGCATCGTTGGGGTCGTCGGCGATCGCTGGCAGGCGGAGGAGGTCCCACTTCTCACCGCCTGCCTCCATATCACGTAGGAAGCGACCGGTGAGATCGTCCTCGTGCCAGCGCGTCATGATCAGAATGACGCTGCCCGTAGGCTCGAGGCGCGTATACGCGGTTGATTGCCACCAGTCCCAGATCGCTTGTCGGCGAGAGGACGAGTAAGCCTCCTCCCAGTTCTTGATCGGGTCGTCGATCAGCAGCAGGTCAGCGCCTCGGCCGGTGAGGTCACCGCCGACGCCGACCGCTTTCATGCCTCCATCTTGTGTGGTCTGCCACTCGTGCGCCGACGACACTTCCGGGTCGATGCGTACTCGCAAGTCAGATTGCGCGCGGATGATCGAGTTGCGAGTCTTGCGTGACCACGTCTTCGCGTAGTTGGCACCGTACGACGCCAAGATGGCGCGTCGATCAGGGAAGCGATCGAGGTACCAGGCCGGAGCCCAGTGGGATGTTAGCTCGCTCTTGCCGTGCCGAGGCGGCGTGTTGATAATGAGACGCGAGTTCGGAGTAAACGCAGCATCAGCTATCTTGTTGGAAATCAGCCTCAGGTGCTGAGTCGATCGCCACCGTCCCTGGCTGAGGCGTTCCGCCGTCGCTGCTGGCGTCGACTTCCACGCGTGCTGCAAGAGGTGCGAGCTGATCGAGGAGTATTCGGGCGCGAGGGTCTGCAATCAATGCCTCCACATCAAGGTGCGCGTGCACGACACCGCCGCTCACCTTCTGATTGATGCTGCCCTCGTGCATTACGCGCAACGTCCCATCGGGACCGAACGGGTTCCTCGGTATCGCAAGCTCCGACAGCGTCGCGAACGCGTGCGTGAGATCGCGAAACTCCTTCGGATCGGAGACGTCGTCGAGCAGGACCTCCGCACGAGCGAAGAACTTGTCGCGTAAGCTGACTATGCGCTCGGCGTTGTAGGTCGTGTTGGCGAGCATCTTCCAACGTTCGGACAGACTGAGCACGCCTCCGCCATCCGAAGGACGGAGCCGCTCTTCGCGAGCGATGCGCTGAACAGTTGCAGCCGAACATCCACACTCCTCCGCGATCTTCGCTTGGCTCTTATCTCCGGCCTTCAACGCTTCGATGATAGCTTCGCGCACGAACGTCGTGGCTTCGGCTCGTTCGTGAGCCTTCTCGACGACGGTCTTGATCTTCTGCGCTGGCGACTTCTGCTTCACCACGTCCGAGCTTCGAACTTCTTCCACGCCTCGGTCAAGTGGTAGCGCTCGTGGCTGCGCTCGCAGGCTTCCTCACCGTCGACCGAGCGCTTCCACCAAGCGATCGCGATCGCGAGAGCGCTCCACATATCGCTCTTGATGTCGTAGAGCGGACCTGCGGAAGCCTTCTTGCCGATCGCGCGATCCTTGCCGCCGAACAGGTCGATCGTCGCTGCGCGCAGCTGTGAGTCCTTGCCGTTCATCTTGCCGAGGATCGCGCGCTTCACCTGCTCGCGTGTGATCTCGAAGAAGCCGTTCCCGCCAGGGCTGTGGTCATTCGTTGCAGCAGGATCCCACATCTGCTGGAACCGCCCAATCCAGATCGCCGTGTCGACCAATTCCTTATAGATTGGCAGCATCCCTCGAGGCCGGACGACCTCCATCACCAAGGCATGATGACGGCTGCACGTGCTCAGCCACTCGAGCACCTCGCGGTTCGGGATGTCGTGACATTCCACGATCGGGGTTCGCACCGACCGATATGGGTTCAGGACCACGAGTCCGGACTTCTCCGACCCAGGGTCGAGGCCTACAATGCATGGTTCATCCTGTTCCTGCACTCCGCCCACAACCCAGGACGTTGCCACACCTCCCGGTCGCAAGTCAACCTGCGACTTGGCGCCGTAAGATCCATGTGTCCGCACGCTGCCGGTCGTGCAGCGTGCATTACATGGTAATGCACGCTGCACAACCCGGGCGTGCGCGATGCCATTCGTGCAGCACGCGTGCAGAAGATGTGCACGGCAAACCCGCGTCCGACCGCGTTCTGTGCGATATCTGCACATCTGCACGTCGATCTGCACACATTGCAAGTCGGCTTGCATTCGAGATATATCGATGTGCAGAGGCATTAACCGGCCGACCCCCCGGTATTTGACGCATTGCGGCATTGGGGTCTCCGCCATTGACGCCTCGCCTTGGTGGAGATCGGAGATCCGTCGGCAATAGGCTACTTGCCGCCGATGCCCGTCGCATGGCAGAGTCCCGATCCCGTGGTCAACGATCGAGACCCACCGAAACTGCGCGGGTTCACTGACCACGTGCGAATTCAACCCAACTTCGTCTTCGCGCCGCTGTCGATTATCAACTTCTTCCGCGCAATGGCTCCCGTCATCGGTCCTCCATGGACCGAGGCCGACATCGTCGACGGCAAGATCCAGTACGGCGATACTACCTTCGTCATCCTCCCAGAACCCGAACCAGGACCAGATAAGGACCAGGAACCTAAGTGAAATACGACACGCCGATCAAGATGATCTACATCGCCGGACCGTTCCGAGCACCTACTCCGTTCGCGATCGAGATGAACATCCGTCGCGCGGAGGAGATGGCCTATCGTGTATGGCAGTTGGGCTCGTGCGCCATCTGCCCGCACACACTCGGTCGCATCACGCACGGGAACTTCGAGGACCCATTCCTCCTCGACGCGATGAAGCTCCTGCTCTCGAGGTGCGACGCTGTCCTGCTCATGCCGAACTGGCAGGACTCCAAGGGAACGCAGGCCGAGGTCGTGCTCGCGCAGGAGATGAAACTCCCCATCCACGACACCATCCACGATCTCATGCAGTGGCTGGATGTGAAGCATCGTACGCCGCAACCCAACCCGAACATCCGCGATCCGAACGTCGCAAGGTGACTTGCATTTGGCAATTCGTTGGCTGACTCGTCGATACTTGCCAATCGGCCGATTGCCGTGATAGGGTGCGCTGCATGCGAAGACGATCGTCTCCCATCTACATCAATCTGAGGTTCATCGCGACGAACTCCGAGGCCACCTGGAATTCGCCGATGCCCGGTGTGAAGTTCGTCGCGACCGTGTGGTCGGGCGACGGAGGCTACCGCTGGAAGGTCGACATGATCTGCGACCCCAACGTCACCAAGCGCGTCAACCTCGCTCTCGGCACGGGCTTCATGCCTGAGGAGCACCGCGCCGAATCGATGTGCCGTGACTGCATTCAGGCCTGGGTCGACGCCGACGAGGCCGCAGTCGAGGAGCAGCAGGGAGAATCAGAACCAGAGAGCTACGTGGAACTCGTCGAACGCATCTCCGTCGATGGCGAGACCGGCGAGCGTGCAGAACCCATCGTGTCGCTGCCTACGCCCAGCACACCCGTGCCTGTCGACGTTCCTGCACAGAACTCCGACGATATTCCCTTCTAGCTCGAGTCCTCGCGATGAAGACCACGCACCCAGAATCGCGTGAGCCAGAGGTCTCGTACTCGAGGTTCGGGTCGACCATTCAGCGGTTCACGATCCTGCGATCGGGTCAGCTGCGTGTAGAGAACTTGCGATATGAAGAACTCCCACCGGAGGTTCGTCGACGGCTGGGAATCACGATCAAGGGAACCCGCGTCGGTTCGCGTCACGCCGGGAATCGAGAAGCTGGCTAGGCACACGGCTATCGGCTGTGGTTATCTGATCTAGTCAACTGACCGCTCGCCACCGATACAGAACCCAGGAGAATTGCAGACCGATGGCCACCACGACTCCCCAGACCGAATCCACAACCGGCACCGGTAAAATCCGTCAGAATCGTCTGAAGGCTCTCCGGTTGCGCTCACGCCTCACGCAGAAGGAGGTCGGGAAGATCCTCGACATGGACTTTTCAACCGTGAGCAAGCACGAGTCCGGCACGCGCAGCTTGTCGCCGAAGGAGATCGAGGCCTACTCGAAGCTCTACAAGGTCTCGAGCTACGAGATCTTCCTCGAGCCCGAGGCCTCGCCGACCCAGCCCGATCCGACGCCCGAGTGGGACGACGCGACTCCGGCACAGACCGGCGACATCCCCGTCAGCACCAACACCGGCAAGTGAACTTGCATCTTCCAGTAGCCAACTAGGGGTCATATCTGTCTTCACCCTCCACATCTCTACTCGAGTCAGCGTTGGAATTCCACGCCAAGGGCTGGGCAGTCGTCCCAGCTTATCCGCGTGCGAAGGCTCCGATGATCGAGTGGGAGCAGTACTCGCAGACTCCTCCGACCGAGGACGAGATCCGCAAGTGGTGGACGAAGTGGCCAACAGCGAACATCGGCCTGATCACCGGCCGCGTGTCCGGCGTAGTTGTCGTCGACATCGACACCAAGAAGGGAGCCGACCCGAATTCGGTCTACGATAAGAGGCCAACCAACCTCATCGCACGTACCGGATCGAACGGCTTCCACCTCTTCTACGATTACCCAGGCGGCGTGAGCCGAGTCCCCAACCGCGTCAATGCCGGAGGCATAAAGGGCGTCGACGTCCGCGGTGACGGTGGGATCATCATCCTTCCGCCATCTATCCACGAGACGGGGCGTCGCTACGCCTTCGTGCGCGAAGGAGACCCAGGCCACGACTTCCCCGATTGGCTCCTGCACTCGAGCGAGGACTCCGGCGAAGCACCCGACGACGATCATCGCTGGATATCTGATACGCTGAAGGGCGTAGAGTCCGGAGGACGCAACGACGCTTGCGCACGTCTCAGCGGTTACTTCGTCAAGAAAGGAATGGCAGGAGAGATTGCGCTGACGCTCGTGCAGCAGTGGAATGAACGCAATATACCGCCGCTATCGCCGAGCGAAGTCGAGACGACCTTCCGATCAGTGCAGCGTGCTCACGCACGCAATAACCCGAAGCCTACTCGCGAGCAGATCCTCGCGCAACAGACCACGGGTCGCAAGGCCGGTGAGTTCCGCGTCATCCACTTCCAGGACTATATGGCCGAGTACGGTGACGTCTCGGTTGATTGGGACGTCGACGGCTGGTTGCCAGCACGCACAATTGCGTTCGCCATCTCACCACCAGGCAGCTTCAAGACCTGGACGATTCTTGATCTCGCAATTTCAATTGCGAGCGGTGAGCCGTTCCTCGGTAAATATCCGACGAACTCGAGCGGACCGGTGCTGCTCATCCAGCAGGAGGACTACCATGGGCAGATTGCTGAGCGCCTCGCGACCATCGTCCGTGCGCGCTACGAGTTCCCGGATATACCGCCGACATACGCGAGCGAAGAGGATGACCCCAGTCTACCTTCATCTGCATCTCGCGTCCCGGAGCGTCATCTTCGTGCTGTACAGAATCTACCGGATACTCCGCATGATGAGGAGTTCTCGACATCTGTTCCTCCCGAGCTACCGATCTTCGTCCACCCAGACCGAGCGTTCCGATTCGACGATCCGCTGATCGTCTCGTCGCTCCGGCAACAGATCGCGAAGATTCGACCCAAGCTCGTCATCCTCGATCCGCTCTACTCAGCAGGTGGCACCGAGGATTATATGGCCAAGACTGCTGAGCAAGCATTCGTGTTCAAGCGGATGCGCGACGAGTTCGGATGCTCGTTCCTCATCGTGCATCACACCAAGAAGGGAGCTGAGGGATCGCAGCGCGAGGGCCTGTGGGGATCGCAGTTCCTGAACGCGTTCCTCGAGACTGGTTGGCAGATGCGACCAGGTGAAGATCCGAACTCCGTCACCGTGCGACGCCACTTCAAGATCGGTGCGAACGCGCCCGACGTGAAGCTCGGATTCGACATCTCCACCGTGCCTCCGTACCGCTACGCAGTGACGACTGAGGAGGGAGTGTTCGACCAGACTAACCTCGTCGCATTCCTCGAGCAGCATGGTCCGATGACGGTATCGGAGATCGCGGAGAAGATGAAGGCCCACCGCACGACCGTGACACGCAAAGCAGCGCCACTCATCAAGAAGGGACTGATCGGCAAGGACGACGAGAACAGGCTATTCGTCGCTGATCTACCGGACTTCACATGACCGACGAGAGCTGGCGCCTCCTCGATCTGATGCTCGCGCCATTCGGAGGTCTGGAGTATGTGCTAGCGCCGCTAACCGATGAGCAGAAGTCTGCAATCTCACTTGCAATTCTACGGCTACTACGAGGAACTGACGAAATGATCCAGATGACCGAGGCCCAACTCAAGGAATTGCTCGAGGACACCGCGAAGAGCGCCGTCACCTCAGCGCTCGAGCGCATCAAGCTGCCGCAGGCGAACCGTCCGGCGATGCCCGAGGAGGACGAGCCGCTGCGTCTCTCCGACATCGAGCCGATGGACGTCGGCACTCCTCCGGCGTTCGTGCCTGCGCCGTTCCCGGTCGGCAAGCGCTACAGCCTGTGGTATGCCGATCCGCCGTGGGACTACAACAAGCAGCAGAGCACGCCGAACACCAAGGCCTACTGCGTCGCGACGTTCCCGACGATGAGCACGCAGGAGATCTGCGATCTCCCGGTGAAGGACGCATGCGCCGAGGACGCGATCCTCTTCCTCTGGTCGACGTGTGCGACGCTGATCGACGCGCTGCGCGTGATGGCTTCGTGGGGATTCGAGTACAAGTCCCAGCTGGTCTGGGTGAAGCGTCGGCACGACCCGACCGCGCCCATCCAGTGCACGAACGGCTGGTACTTCCGCATCAGCCACGAGATCTTGCTCGTCGGCACTAAGGGGCGCTGCCCTCCGCAGCTGGTCTCCCAGCACGCGTCGGTGCTCTTCGCTCCGAGGCGCAAGTTCGCGCAGAAGCCTGACCAGCTGTACACGATCCTCGAGCGCTTCCCGCTGGTCGCGCAGCAGCTGAGCACGGTCCCTGCAGGGACGCCCTGGACTCCGCCTCCACCGAACGACGGGCGTATCGAGCTTTTCGCCCGTCATCAGCGTCCGGGCTGGGCTACGTGGGGTAACGAGACTCCCGGTGCGGCAACCAGCCTGACCATCTCCTCGAGCGGAGGAGAGGCCACGACGGCGCGGAGAATGGCTGCGATCGGGCTGACCCGGAAGGAGATCGAGGAGGCACCGGTCCTCGCCAAGGCGATCGCGGAGACGGTGCTGCTGCCCGACGAGGTCGACGAGTCCGAGGACCCGTCGACCCCAGGCGATAGGCCCTAGCCGATCTTCTTCGGCCCGGGCGCTCCACCACCGATGAACGGCGTGATGTTGATGCTGTCGGCAGCAGTACGTCCGACCTTCTGCGCTCGGCGCTCCTGCTCGCGCTTCTCCATAGCCTCGGGCGACCAATACTTCTCGTCCCTGGCCTGACGGCGCTCCTGCTGCCGGTCGTAGTATCCGCTCTCGCAGCGGCGCTTCTCCGCGGCCTCCTCACGCTTTCGCGCGTATTCGCGCTCCCGAGCTTCCTGCTCCTGACGCTTGGCGATCGCGGTTGGGCTGCGCTCTGGGAATTGGCGATAGTATTCGGTCGGGTTCGTCGCGAGCAGCTGAGCTTCGATCTGCTTCCGCTCGGCGTTCTGCTTCTCCCACTCCTTCCAACGCTTGTCCTGCTCGATGTCGTGCTGGGTCTTCTGTCCGTCGTTACGGTAGCCGTAGTGCTTCTCGAGGTAGTCATTGGCCTCGCGCGTCCTAGAGATCGTCATCGCGACGACATCGCCCATGTCGTTGCGTGCGACCTCGACGGTGTGCCGTGCCTTCTCGGCCTTCAGCTTCTCGCCCAGCCGATCGACCGCGCCGAGGCCGAAGTGCAGCTGCCAGCGCAGCCCGTCGACATGCTCGCCGGTCGTCTCCGCGTGCTTGCGCCGCTCCTCCCGAGCCACCAGGGCGATCTGGTCGATGAGCCAGGCGTAGGTCATCTGCAGCGACTCGACGTTGTCCGGCCGACCGATGAACGTCGGGCGCTTGTTGCGGATGAGCGCGATGCAGAAGAAGTGCTCGGCCACAGCCTTCGCGAGGTTGAGCTTCCAGGGGAACGCGGCCTTGCCGAGGTCGACCTGCTGCTGCGTGGCTTCCGGCGCAGCCTGCCCCTTGCTCTCGAGATCCGCGACCGACAGGTTGTGCTCGGTGAGGAGCTTCTGCAGCTGCGTCGCAGCGGCCTGCGCCTCTCCCTCGGTTCCTGCGCGGTCGCGGAGGTTCATCAGCTTCTTCATCTTCTCGAGCAGTTTGGCTTCCATATCAGTTTCCTCCTCCAGAATTTTCGGGTCAGTTGCAAGTCAGCTTGCGCTCGCGAAGTCCGCGAGCATGTCGGCTGCGTCGGCGAAGTCGATATCGGACTGCGCGAGGTAGCTCTGCGCAAGGCGCAGGTAGTCGATCGAGCCCTCCATCCTTCGGTTCTCCATCTCCGAGATGTCCAGGGTCTGCTGCATCGAGCAGATGTCCTGCAGTGCCTCGATCACCTCGCACATCCCGGAACCGCGGATGAGCGTCGCGAGCGCACGCAAGTCGACCTGCTTGAGGTTGGGGATGCCGGGCTTCATCGTCGCGTCGATGGCCTGCTTCCACTCGGCCTCCGTCGCGTTCGCGACCTTGGCCTTCTCCACGGTCTGCGCGCAGCAGACGTCTCCGACCACGTGCAGCGTGCAGTTGCCCTCCGCATCGGCCTGGCAGTTCGGCTCGTCGTCGCTCGCGATGCGCTCCATCTCCTCGACGTCGCTGAGGTCCATGCCCTGCAGGTCGTCGGCGTGCGCCTCGTCAATCAGGGTTCGGCGCTCCTGGGTCTGCGCCTCCGCGGCCTCGACGACCGGCGTCTCGGCCAGGCGCTGCGCGAGCACCCACGCGTCGACCAGCATCTCTGCGGCCTCCTTGCGCGTGCGGCAGCCAGAGTATCCGGTCGCGCTCTTGCCGTTCGTCCCGGTCGCATGCCAGCGCTCGGTGACCGAGTAGCCCGACGCGATACGGCTCCCGGGAGCACAGACGGCCTCGCGCGAGGTGCGTTTCTCGACGGTGCCGATCTCGGTCGTGTTGCTGTAGGTGGCATCGACGATAACCCGATACCCAGTCTCGGTCTTGCGGTAGGTGATCTCGTGGTTGGTCATGGTTTGGCTTCCTGTTTCCCGCTGCTGCATCGACGGCTCCTCGGTCCGCATGACCTCGTAGGCCATCTCGCACGCGAGGTCGAGGTCGTCGCTGATATCGATGCTCGTGACCTGGTCGCCGTCGAGGCCGAGGGTCAGGACGCCATCGACGCCAGCGGCCTCGTCCAGGATGCGGAACTGCCAGGAGGTCTCGGTGCGCGCGATGGTCGTGGCGGTGGCGGAGGAGGCGGTCTCGGTAAGGTCGGTCGTCTGCATGTCCCGAACCTTACCATAGGAACCTGCGCGGCGCAAGTCCCATGTTGCCTCGAGATGGGGAACTTCCAAGTCCCCGATTGCCTGTGGTAAAGTCGACCCATGCCGAAGACCCCCATGAACTCGCTCCCCCATGCCGACCCGAACTGTGCCCTGCGGTTCGCCGTCCGGCCGATCAACTGCGCCTGCGGCCGGAAGCCCCGACCCGAGGCCCAGGAGGCCCCGAAGAGCCCCGAGAAGCCCACCAAGGAGGCCCAGCTGCGGGCTGCCCTGGCGATCGCCGCGGCCGTCCTCGAGACCGTCCGTGAGGCCGGAAGCGCACCCGAGGGCATCCTCTACACCGCCCTCATGGAGAAGGCCGGGTTCAGCCTCCAGGACTGGGAGATCCTGCGCGGTACCCTCCTCCGGACCGGCCTGGTGCGCGCGGAGGCCGACCAGCTGTGTTGGGTCGGACCGAAGCTCCCGAAGGCCTAGGGGACCACCTCGGAGGCGCAGGCAATTCCAGGCTTGCGCCTCCGAGGGGAATGTGGTAAGGTTTCACTCATGCAGGAGATCAGCATCGACGGGGTCCTCGCCAAGGTTCGCAAGGGCGAGCCGACCTCCTGGGAGCAGGCCATGAACCTGCTGACCAAGAAGGAGCAGGCCTACGTGCGCAAGGATACCGCTCTCGTGCTCTGCATCGACGATATCTGCAAGGACAACCGCCGCAAGGCGAACGGAGACTACTAACATGCCCAACCTCACTCCCGCACAGCAAGCAACCCTCGACAACGTCAGCGAGCACTATCCGAAGGGCGTCGCGCAGAAGGACGCGAAGAGCCTCGGCTACGACGTGCGCGTCCTCAACAACCTCTGCAAGCTCGGGCAGATGCACCTGACCAATGGCGGTGTCTACCTCCTCGGCGCGAAGCCGAAGAAGGCCGAGCCGATCGAGGATCCCGACGAGGGCAAGAGCAGCTTCGAGCTGCACCGCGAGAAGCAGGCCGCGAAGGCCAAGAAGTCCGTCGACGCCCCGACGCTCGAGGACGGCACGGTCTCCGAGGAGGAGGTCATCCGCGAGCGGAAGCCCGCGCCGAAGGCGAAGAAGGAGAAGATCGTGCAGGTCAGCACCGTCGCATGCCTCTGCGGTTGCGGTCAGATGCCGAACGCCAAGCGCTCCTTCTCGCAGGGTCACGATGCGCGCCTGCACTCGCTCGTCCTCCGGTTCGTGCGCGGCAAGGACGAGAAGCGCCTGTTCCCGAATACCCCGGAGACGATGACGTTCCTCCGGTCGGCGAAGTGGATGACGAAGGAGATCATGGCGAAGATCAGCGAGTAGATGAACCTCGACACGACGAAACGGAGCCGAGGTATGCAAGCTGACTTGCAGCCTGCACCTCGGCTCCCGTCCCAGGAAGGAAGTGGATAGGATGTTCCAGAACAAGTACGCAGGCAAGTGCGAGCACTGCAAGGTTCCGGTCGCTGCAGGCGAAGATTTCGCGTTCAAGTCCAAGCTCGGAGCGTGGAAAGTCGTCTGCACAAGCGCAGCGTGTGCTCGCGCTCTGGGCCTCCAGGCCGAGACCGGTCCGGCGAAGCGCGTGCTGCTCGCCGACGGGTCGCTGATCATGCCGTACGAGCCGAACAACCTTGCCCTGGTGCGCGCGATGCCTGGTGCGCGCTGGAACCCCGAGAAGAAGCACTGGACGGTGAGCCTCGAGATCGCCAATCGCGCTCGCGTCCTCGAGATCGCAAGTCAGCTTGCACTCGACGTCGCTCCCGAGCTGAAGGTCTACGCGAAGCCCGAGGCACAGGTGAAGGCCACGGGTCGCGCGATGTCCGCGGCGCTGTTCCCGTTCCAGGTCAGCGGCGTCGAGTTCCTCGCGTCGAGGAAGCGCACGCTGCTCGCCGACGACATGGGTCTCGGCAAGACCGTGCAGGCGCTCATGGCTCTCGCCGACGATGCGCGTGTGTTCGTTATCTGCCCGAACTCCCTGAAGTATAACTGGCAGGCCGAGATCCGGCGCTGGCGACCGGAGTTCGCGGTCGAGGTCCTCGCCAAGAAGCAGCGCGAACTCGCGGTGCCGGAGCCGAAGACCATCGTCATCCTGAACTACGACATCATGCCGCCGATGCTCACCGACCTCGAAGGCAAGGACTACTCGGACTGCACGCTGATCATCGACGAGGCGCAAGCCGTCAAGAACCCGAAGGCCGAGCGCAGCAAGCGGATCACGCGTCTCGCCGACGCGTGCGGCAAAGCCTGGTTCCTCACCGGCACGCCGCTCATGAACAAGCCCCAGGAACTCTACGGCCTGCTCTCCGCTGGTGGCATGGCTCGCGAGGTGTTCGGTGGATGGATGGGCTTCGTGCGCTGCTTCAACGGCTATCGCGGTCGGTGGGGTTGGGAGTTCGGCAGCCCGAACCCCGAGGTGCCGGAGCGCCTGCGCCGCGTGATGATGCGCCGCACGAAGGAAGAGGTCATGCCTGACCTGCCCTCGAAGATCTACAAGGAGATCATCGTCAACAACATCGGTGACGAAGTCTCGATCCGCATGGACGAGATCTACGCCGACTGGATGGAGGACTGCATCACCTCCGGTGACTTCGGTGGGCTGCCGGACTTCACCGAGATGTCCTCGATCCGTGCGGATCTGGCTGAGTCCCGGATTCCGGCGATGTTCGAGGTGGTCGAGCAGTTCGAGGACTCCGCTACGCCGCTGCTCGTGTTCTCGGCGCACCGTGCACCGATCGACGCTCTCGCCGACCGCGAGGGCTGGGCTGTAATCACCGGCGACACCGCACCGGCCGATCGCCAGGCCATCGTCGAGAAATTCCAGGCTGGGCAGCTGCTGGGCGTCGGGCTGACGATTCGCGCTGGCGGGTTCGGGCTCACGCTGACGCATGCGTCGAACGTCCTTTTCGTTGACCTCGACTGGACTCCGGCCGCGAACAGCCAGGCCGAGGATCGGGTGCGCCGCATCGGTCAGCGCGCGTCGTCCATCCAGATCATGCGCATGGTCTCCAATCATCCGCTCGATCTTCACGTGCAGGACCTCCTGTCCGAGAAGATCAAGCTGTTCCAGGCTGCGATCGAGACCAGGGTGAAGGCCGAGGCACCGAAGGTCACCGCGTCCTTGTTCCACGAGGAGTCCGACGCTGACGCCGAAGCACGGCGTCAGGCCGCGATCGAGGCCGAACAGCAGGCCCAGGCCTCCGAGCGCCAGGAGCAGGCCTCCGAGCGCGTCGACGGCTGGCTCGAGCGCGAGCAGGCCAAGCAGCATCGCGTCGAATCCAGGCTGCTCACCGAGGAGACGGTGCGCGCGATCCGAATGGCGATGGCCAGCATGCTCTCGGTCTGCGACGGCGCGCTGACCCTGGACGGACAGGGCTTCGGGAAGTCCGACGCGGCGTGCGCTCGCTGGGTCGACGCGACCGGGATGAAGGAAGAGAAGCACCTCCGCTTGGCGTGGATGATGCTCTCGCGCTATCATCGTCAGCTGGCCAATCGATTCCCGATCTTGTTCAAGGAGGAAGTGTCGTGAAGCAGTTGCTGCTCGCAATTCGGAGCGAAGCTCTCTACCAATGTTATCTGTCCGATATGGCTGTCGCAGGGGTGACTCCGGTCGAGAGTCGATATTGCTGGTTCTGGGCTGTTCGAGACTGGTTCTAACAGTTCGCAACTAGCTACTTGCCAGTCCTGCCTGAGCGGTGCTACTCTGCGCCGCATGCCCACCACGTCGCATCGATACGATAGGCCGCAGGAATGGATTCGTGGACCTCTCTACTTCTGGGTTCATGATGATGGCAAGGTGACTTGCGGTGATCGCGGTGTCGTCATCGTCGGCGATCCGACGTTCGACAACCTCGAGATCGCGCTCGAGCACTACGGCATCACGCTGCGCGAGTTCCAGAGCGACTGGGCGCAGGAGATGTCGTACTCGCGTCTCGCGACCTGGCTGCGCTGCCGACACGCGTACGTGCTCATCTACGACCTTGGCCTCGAGCCTCGCTTCGATAAGCCGAAGATCGACCTCGGCATCGCGGTGCATGCCGGCCTCGCTGCGGCGCTGCTCCAGCAATCTGTCGAGCAGGCCATCGAAGGTTGGTACGCGAAGATCACCAAGGGCTTCGAGCACCTGTTCAGCGAGGACGAGCACGAGATCCTCAGCGACATCCGTGAGAAGTCCTACGGCATCACGTCGCGCACAATGAAGCAGCTAGATATTGGGCACAGGTTCGAGACCATCGTGCACGGCGGCAAGCCGATGGTCGAATTCCAGTTCACCGTTCCGGTTCCGGACTGGAACGCGTTCAACGGCCGTGTCGATTGGATTGCACGCGAAATCGAGAACGGCAACGTCTGGCTGATCGATCACAAGGTACGTGAAGCCATGACACCAGAGAGCCATGAGGAGTTCAATCTCCAGATGGCAATCTATCAGCATCTGATCTCGCAGATGATGCCGGACCTCGCGAGCAACATCGGTGGGTCGGCGCAGCACCAGATCCGCGCTGCACTCCCGAAGCAACCGAAGCGCAATAAAGACGGCTCGATGAGCCGAGCAGCGTGCGCGACGGACTGGGAGACCTACGAGGCCGCGCTGCTCGCCGTCGGTCTGAATCCGCTCGAATACCAGGACATGAAGGACAAGCTGTCCGAGGTTGAGTTCTGGCGCTGGTCGAAGTCCTATCGATCAGCGACCGAAGTGCAGAACATCTGGAGAGATGCCGAGCAGGCGACGATCAACCTCGCGCGCAGCCCAGCAACCTACCGATCGCTGAATCCGATGACCTGCGGCATGTGCCGCGTCCGCGAATTCTGCATGACCGAGCTTCGTGCTGGAGACACCGAATTCCTCCTCGCGACGCAGTATCGCCTGCGTGGACACGACCGACTCCCCGTGCTCTTGTCGGCGGAGTTCGAGGAGTAGATGAAGGTGTTGCTGGAATGCGAGTATTGCTCGTACCGATGGGATATCAACGATAACCCCGAGGACATCCAGAACTGCGTGAAGAGCCCGACCAGTCGCCATCGGTCTCCGCCTCCCCCGGGCGGCTCGCAGTATGTCGAATGCGCGGTGCGTGGTTGTGAGAAGGTCGTGGAGGTAGACTCCAACGGTATCCAGGTTCGCATCGACCCGGAGCTGACCAGGATCGCGATCGAGCACACCGATGTCCCGAAGATGCCGAGCGCAGCTGCCATGTTCCCGATCGTCGAGAGCGTGAAGGTTGAGAGCATCGGAATCGTCGACGTCCGTAATCAATCGCTGCCGCCGATCGATCCTGATGGTTACTCCTTCCGCTTGTCCGATGGGCGCGTGCTGAGACCTCCACAGCACGGCGTGAAGGCCGACGCAGGTAAGGACCGATGGTCACTGCTGCCGTGGGAGCAGATCGGTGACGTCGTGCGCGTGCTGACCTACGGTGCGAAGAAGTACCCGCCGAACAACTGGAAGAAGATCGTCGAGTGGGAGGACCGCTATGCGTCTGCGGCGATGCGACACATTGCAAGCCGACTTGCAGGTGAGCGTCGCGACCCCGAGACCGGACTCCCTCATCTGGCGCATGCGGTTTGCTGCTTGCTGTTCATGATGTGGTTCGACGACAGCGGCAACGACTCAGTTGACGCCGATAGCTGAGATGTGATAGGGTGATCTCGATGGCCACTGCTGCAGCACCGACACCAGCGACGATCACGAAGGATAACCTGAAGTTCAAGGGTCTGATCGTCGGACCTCCTGGTGTCGGGAAGACGACGTTCGCTGCTACCGCAGTCGAGCATCCGGACATGCGCGAGGTGCTGTTCCTGAACTTCGAGGGAGGCTTCCTCGGTCTCGAGAAGTCGGTACGCGACCGCGTCCACAAGGTCGACATCGCTTCGCCGGAGGACCTCGAGGCCACGTTCTGGGCGCTCGTCAACAAAGATCCTCGCTACGCGAGCATCAAGACCGTGATCATCGACTCTGGCACCGAGATGCAGACGATGAGCCTCGAGTCCGCAGTGCGCTCGCGCATTCAGCGCGATACCAAGAAGGGCAAGACCCCGAAGGACGGCGAGGAGTTCTCGGTCGACGACATCTACCAGGAGGACTACGGCAAGGATACCGCGCGCCTCCGTCGTCTGTTCCGCTGGTTCCGCGATGCGCCATATCACGTCATCATCACGGCGCTGACGAAGGAGGTCTACGCCAAGGGCGTCGCTCGCGGAGTCGAGCCCAAGCTCGAGGCGGTGCTGCCGAGCTTCACCGCGAAACTGAACGAGTCCGTGCGCGGGTATATGGACTTCGTCTGGTACCTGTTCCAGGACGGCGAGGGCAAGCGCGGCCTGCTCACGCAGGAGCGCGGTGCCTGGAAGGCGAAGACCCGTGGTCCGGCATTCGCGGCAGCGCTCGGTGAGCGCGTCGACCTGCCGTCCGGGAAGCCGCACCTCGCCGAGATCTACGATCGCCTGCTCAAGGCCGAGGCCACGAGCAAATAGCGTCAGCCTTAGGAGTGCTGACAGAACCCAAGGGAGAACACGCAGAAGATGGTCGACGCAAGCAATCCATTCGGAGCACCGCAGGAGAACGACGACGACGAGTTCGACGTCGATCTCGGCGAAGACAACGGCGGAGGACTCCTCCTCCCGACCGGGTACTACGAGGCGGTGCTCACCGACCTCGACAAGGGGCAGAGCAACGCCGGCAACCCGATGTGGGTCTGGCAGCTGCGCCTCACCGGCAACCTCGCGCAGAAGGTCGGCGGTAACGCGAGCGGCAAGATGAAGATCGAGCCCGGTGATCAGAAGCTGAACGGCCGCGAGTTCCGCATCTACACCGCGATCACTCCGGCCGCGATGTGGAAGCTCCGCGAGACGCTGCTCGCGTTCGGCCTCAGCACCGGCAAGGAGAAGAACTCCAAGTTCAAGAAGGCCGACGCGATCCGGCGCATGTGCATCGTCCACCTCGTCGACGACGAGTACCAGGACGTCAAGCGCTCGAGCGTGAAGAAGGCGCTGCCGCATCCGGAGTCGACCGGCAAGATGTTCGAGGGCAAGTTCAAGGACAGCGACATCCCGTTCTGATGGCTCGTCAGACCGCGAAGTGCCGTAGGGACGTGGTCGAGCCCTAGTAAGAGCGTGCAGGCGTGACCCAGCTACACACCAAGGTTGCGACGATCGAACCGTATCGTCTCTGGCCCGTGGACGGTAGCGATATAGGTGGCGCACGACGTCGACGAGTACGCTAAGCTCGGAGATCGGTGGAAGCCCGAGAGGAGGAGTGCAGCAGGTTCTCGTGCTCGGATGCCCAGACGACGGCGATGCGGCATAGTGTCCAATTCGTCGACGCACGGGAGGCGCCTCCGAGAAGGCCCATGGAAGGGCGAGAGCCCTAGACGGCGACCTGCTGCACTCCTTCGCTATTCCGTTGCTCGATTCTGGAGGGATCGACGAATGTCTCTGACCTCATTCCTGCTGAGCCTCAGCGTCACCGCTGACAAGATCCAGAAGTCCGGACCTCCGGGCGAGCGCATGTCACTGCCCGATGAGGTCCATCTCCTGCGACTGCAGTCTCCCGGCATCTGTGCTGGATGCAAGAAGCCGCTCTGCCCGAACGGCTGCGTGCACCCAATCTCGACGGAGATCTTGCAGGGTGTCGAGTACCTCGAGTGCCCATGGTGCGGCGATATCACCATCCCGACGAGGTTCTGATCGATGCTCGTCAATACACCGGAAGCCTACGCTCCTGCGATGGAGCGCATCACGCGATGCAAGGAATTGATCGTCGATACTGAGACCACAGGGCTTCGTCCGTGGAATGGTGATCGACTGGTCGGCATCGCGGTCGAGGCTGACAGCGAGGCCTACTACTTCCCATTCCGGCACGTGCAAGGCAACTTGCCTCCGGAGAAGTTCCCAGACTTCCAGCGCGAACTGTCGCGACCCGATAAGAACTACGTCGGCTTCAACTACACGTTCGATATGCAGACGATGATTCAGGATGGCGTGCCTCTGCCAGCACATATCCACGAGGTGAAGTGTCAGGCTCACCTCATGAACGAGAACGAGCCGAGCTTCAAGCTCAAGGCTCTCGGCGACAAGTACCTCGGTCCTGGCGCTTCACAGGAGGCAGCGGACCTCGACGACTTGCTGCTCGAGCGAGGCCTCGGCAAAGGTCATATGTGGAAGCTGCCGCCAGAACAGGTGGCTCCATACGCGTGCCAGGACGTACGGCTCACGCGCGGCCTCCGCGATTTCTACATTCCACATCTCAAGACCTGGAAGATCTACGACATATGGCAGGAGGTGAACGAATACCAGCTGATCGTCAGCGAGATCGAATGCAAGGGGATGAAGCTCATCACTCCCCTGATGAGGCAGTACATCGAGGAGGCCGACCGCAAGGTCGAAGAGATGCGAGCCATCATCGAAGAACTCGCAGGCTACAAGATCAACCTCAACTCCGCCAAGCAGGTGCAGAAGTGGTTGGGCGTCGCCAGCACCGCTCGCGAATTCCTCGAGCTGATGCCAGACCGTCCCGGTATCACGGAGCTGCGTGCATTCCGGTCATGGTATCGAGTGAACGCCAACTATTATCGGCGGTTCCTCGAGATGATGGACGCGAACGAGGTCCTGCATCCGAACCTCAATCTCATCGGTACGATCTCCAGCAGGTTGTCTTGCGAGAAGCCTCCGCTGCAAGCGGTGCCGAAGGCTACCAACGAGATCTGGAAGGTGAAGGACGTCTTCGGTCCTGATAACGACGAGGACGAGATCGGCGAGGCTGACTACTCGCAGGCCGAATTGCGCGTCGCATGCCACTACGCCAAGGAGACCAGGATGGGCGACAAGCTCATCCGCGGTGCTGACCTGCACTCCGAGACTGCGCAGGAGATCGGTATTCCACGCTTCGCAGCGAAGCAGCTGAACTTCTCCGTCATCTACGGCGTCGGTGCTGCTACGCTATCGGAGCGCCTGCACATCCCGCGCAGCCAAGCGAAGAGCTACCTCGACAAGTATCATCGCAACTATCCAGGGTTCCGACCACTCTATCGACAGGCCGAAGCGCAGGCAGCATCACGAGGCTACATCCGCCTATTTACTGGTCGGTTGCGACACTACAACACTGCGACGGCTCCGACGCATAAGGCGTCATCGAACCTCATCCAAGGCGGTGTCGCCGAGATGAATCGCATCGCGCTGACGCGGTTGCGTAAGGAACTCGGACTGCGTATCCTGCTGCCGGTGCACGATAGCATCTTGTTCCAGATGAAACGTGGCGACCGCAGTCGCCTGCTGCCAGAGATCAACCGCATCATGACGGACACGCCGTGGTGCTCTATCCCTATGAAGGTCGACTTCAAGGCTGGGCCGACGTGGGGAACTGCGAAGGTCGTGGAGATCACGGAATGAAGCGCGGTAAGGTCGTCGCTCTCGTCGGAGCGCAGCTGGGATCTGAGGGCAAGGGCGTCGTAGCTCACTACATGTCCGCGGACTTCGATATCTCGATCCGCACCGGTGCACCGAACGCCGGTCACTCGTTCGTCCACCAGAGCAAGCTCTACAAGATGCAGAGCATCCCCTGCGCATGGACGAACCCCGACTGCCTCCTGGTGATCGGTCCCGGTGCGCTCGTCAACCTCCAGATCCTCCAGGCCGAGATCGACATGCTGACCAGAGATGGGGTCGACGACCTCAACTACAGGTTGGTGATCGACTCCGCGGCCGGTATCCTCGAGCAGCGCCACCACGCCGCCGAAGGAGGCGTCGACGGGGCTCTCCATGCCCGGATCGGGTCGACCGGAGAGGGAGTCGGAGCAGCCCGCGTTGACCGGCTTTCGCGCGACCCGGAGCGCTTCCGCCTGGCGCAGCACTGCCCGGAACTGGCAGGTCTCAAGGTCCGGGTCGAGGACTCGACGACCCTGGTCCGGGACATGGTCAGTTCCGGCAAGCGTGCCTTGCTCGAGGGAACGCAGGGCTGTGGGCTCTCGCTGATCCACGGCGCCTGGCCTCACGTCACCACGCAGGACACGAACGCGGCGCAGTTCGCTGCCGACGCAGGCCTCCCTCCGCAATGGGTCTCGGACGTCGTGCTCGTCGCGCGCACCTACCCGATCCGCGTCGCAGGACCGTCGGGACCGATGCACCGCGAGCTGACATGGGAGAACATGTCCGAGCGCGTCGGCAAGAAGGTCGTCGAGATGACGACTGTGACGAAGAAGATCAGGCGCATCGGCGAGTGGGATGAGCCGCTGATGCGGAAGGCAGTCTGGCTGAATGATCCAGCGTGGATCGCGCTGACGTTCATGGACTACCTCTCCCCAGAGGATGAGGGCAAGGTGAAGTTCGAATCGCTGTCGCCGAAGGCGCAGCAGTTCATCTACTACGTCGAGTCCACATTCTCGGTGTTCGTGCGTCTGATCGGCACGGCCTGGGACCCCGCCAAAGGCTGGACCTGCATCGACCGAGCGCCGACACTGAACCTCCGATGAACCAATAAGATGTTCCGTCTGAATTGTGGGCCGGCATGCCGGAATGCGAGCGAGTGCCAGCGCACTGGGCTGTGCATGGCTACTCGATCGATGCTAGAGCCGCTACCGGACACAGATGTGGAGGCGCCGATGAAGGTCCAGATGAAGCTCCTGTCTGGAGCTACGCGTCCGTCGAAGAACTACGACCACGACGCTGGATATGACCTCTATACGCTCGAGGAGACCTGCGTCAATCCGAATTGGCGTCAGAAGAGGACGACGAATATCCGGACCGGTGTGCACCTGGCTCTACCGAACGACATCTGGGGAGCCATCCTCCCGAGATCAAGCACGATTCATCGGCATCATCTGCAAGTCGTCAGCGCGGTGGTCGACCCGGGGTTCCGTGGCGAACTCTTCGTGCAGGTCATCAGCCTGTCCGACGACGTAATCGTCGTGCCGAAAGATACGAGGCTCGCGCAACTCGTTCCACATCGCGTCCTGCAGATGGATTTCGAGGAGGTGCCGGAGCTTCCACAGAGCGATCGAGGCAATTACGGATTCGGGTCATCAGGGAGATAAGTTATGGAAGTCACCGTAGACAATGTCCAGAAGCCGATCGACGTGCCTGGAGCTGAGCGCGCTGAGCGCCGGAAGATGCTGCTCGATCTGTTCGGTGCGCTCATGCAGCGCAAGCAGATGCGCGAGATGATCGACGTCGCGATGGAGTCCGCGTCCGGACCGGTCACATTCACGAAGACGACGAACGGCGTCAGCGTGCAGGTCGGTGTGCGCGAGATGCGACAGGACATGGACCAGCTGCTCGACATCGCGCTGTCGCTGTTCGACGACCTCATCGAGTCTGGGTTCGCAATGCACTGGTGCCAGAAATGCCGTGCGCCGCTGGTCGTCGATCCAGCAGACCCCAAACAAGAGAAGCACTGCCTCAATCCGGGTTGCGAGGCATTCTCGGTTCTGAGGCCGCTGTGATCCTCACGCCAGCCCGCATCGCGGAACTCCGCGAGGCTGTCGAGAACCCGAAGGGAAAGGCGAAGGTCTCAATTACCGGAGAAGGTCCCGACGGGAAGCCATTCCAGGTCGTGGGGCTACTGCAAGAGGAATTGCGAGCGCTACTGGACTCGCATGAGGAATTGCGAACTCACGGGACTCCGGGAGTGATGCATGAGGTAGACCAGGCTTTCTATGACCTGGCTGTGAAGGAACGAGATGCTGCTCGAGCGCTCCTAGCGCGTGAGCCGCGCTGGAATCGCGAGGACTAGATCCAGTTGAACTCGACGTCCGTGATCGTGCCTCCAGCAGTGATCACGAATGACGAGACCGACTGCAGCGACAGCAGGACCCACTGAGTCTTCGCCAGGGCGATGCCGGTGTCACCGGTCACGCCCTTCAGGGTCATGTTCTGCGCGTTCGCGACCGGAGGTACGATCAGCACCATCGTCGCGCCTGATGGTGGCGTGATGGTGTTGGCTCCAGACGAGAGCGTGATCTTCTCGTGCTTCCCGACTGCTGCAGCGCTCGTGTTGTCTGCAGGCTGCATGTTCCGGGTTCCGGAGAGCAACCCGCTGATAACTCCGACCAGGGACACGGTCGCTGCAGCGGCCATGTCAGATCAGCCCTCGCAGGAACGCCGCGCCGAGCTTCCCGAGCGCGACGCCGATCGTGTCGAGCATCGTGAATGCCGCCTGCCGCTCGCCCATCTCCGACTTCTGGACGGCAGCGAGGAGGTCCGAGGCCTCCGTCGGCGACAGCCCTTCGGTCGAGAGGCCATCGGGAGCGCCGGGGTTCACCAGGCCGTTCAGGATCTTCTCTATCGCCTGGAGCGCCATGGGCTCTCCGGCCGCGAGCGCGTTCATGGCGAGCTTGAGGAGCATCTTCTCGAGATCGTTCCTCGGCTTCATCGAGTGGAGCAGCGCGTTCAGCTCCTCGACTCCCTTGTCGCCGAGGCCCTCGAGGATCTTGCGGATGAGGTCCTCGTTCATTGCGCCGCTCCTTCCCAGCCGACCGCGGCTAGCTTCCAGTCGTTGTTCGAGTTGGTGACGCGCTTGCGCATCGAGATCGTCGTCGTGCAGATCGTGTTCACGTTCGGGATCATCGGCGGATCACCGGGCTGCTTATCGGTCAGACCTCCCAGGTACCGGCTCATGTCCGCATGGTAGCTGGAGCGGTGCAGGAGCACGAGCCCCAACTCCGCGTCAGCTTGGCATTCGGCCGGAGGCAGCGACGAAGCTCGGCGCAGGATCGTCGCGCCTGCACGCGTCTCCATGTCCTGGTGATACGCGACATCCAGCGCGTAGGCGTTCTTGTCCCGAACGGTCGTATTGGTGGCGCACGAGGCGCTACATGCGATCGACGCGAACATCATCGCGCCGATCAGCAATGAGATTATCATCCTCATCTTCTGGTCCCTGTCCCTTCCAGGTCATCAACCTGCGGTTGCGTCCTGTACCTACCGGAGCGATCTGGGTCGTCCACCCTCTCTACTGATTGCACTTGATGCCTGCCGGTGTCGTTGTAGCGCTCGCGCTCTTCTTCGATCCGGTGCTTGTGAGAGCGATCAGCGATGAACTCCATCCGCTCTGCCCTGATCTCTACTATGAGCGCATCGATGCGTTCGATGGCTCTCCTGATTTCCGAGCTTTGCTCGCGGTTCGCGATCGTCAGCTCAGTCATCGCTTGGATCTCGCGCTCCCGGAGTTCGTATCCGGCTTGCCTCTCGGCTCGCGCGTCGCTGATCCCCTTCTCTCGAGCGCTCCTCTCGTCGTTCCTGTTGGCTCTCTCCTCATCGCGAAGTTCCTTGCGCTCTCTACGCTCGGATTCCTTCTCGTCGCGATAAACTTTGATGATCGAGTTGACGCCTTTGGCCAGGAGCGTCAGACCACCACCGCCTATGAATAGGCCGATGAGGGTGTTCGCAACATCGAGGCCAGGATCCATAAGGAATTCCTCAGCCTACCTTGATCTGGCCATTCGTGACCAGCGACATCCAGCCATTCCATTCCAGATGGGGCCAGTCACCGCCGCGGATCGACGAGAAAGCGGCTCCCATCGCGAGCCGATCTCCTGCGACGAGATAGGCCGCGAAAGGAATCACTGCCCAGGCTGGGTGCGCATCGCGCACGAGCTTGCCGTCCGGCGTGAGGACCCATAGATCTGCCGCCATAGAGGCAGGCAATCCGCCTTGCGTGAGGATGCAGTGTGCAGACTCCTGGGGCTTCGCGTTCGTGACGATCTTGCCCGGAGTCGTCCGCCCCTTGGCGTAGTTCGCAGCCTGCTGCTCCCAGCTGCGATGAGTATCGTGGACGACGACTCGCAAGTTGTCTTGCCTCTGCTTGAGCAGTTCGTTGGCCTTCGCGAGCACGCCCGATATCAGCGGTCGCATCGGAGCGTAGAGATGGTCGATGGAATTGCTCATTGGCACCTCGGAGTAGTTGGAACTGACGGACCTCGGATGATGTAGCATCCACCAAGGCAGTCAGCAGGTGGAATTGCGGCGCAGTTCGGAGACCAACAATCCTCTACAGCTACCCCGTTGGCACAGTAAGGGCCAGCCATTCCCCGACACTGGAACATGCAGACGGCCTCCGGAGGCCCGGAATCCTGGGCGAAGCCTGCGTCTGGCGCTCCGGCCGCGTCCTTGGCCTCCGTCTGTGCGTCCTGAGGTGCCGAGGCGTCTCCGGCCGACCCACAGTCCGCTGCAACGTGAGGCTCTTGGTGCAGCAAGTCCGGGTCGCAGCCCATCAGGACCCCAAGGATCAGGTACGATAGGCGGTTCGTAGGCATTTCACCCAGACCTCCAGCTGAACCGAGAATGGTTGTGAGCGATTCAGCTTGATTGATCCACCCTGAGCGACTGCCTGGCTCTGCGCGTTGACCGACCCGGTGTCGCGCTTGAGCCCGTTGCTGCCGGTGTCGAATGAGTCGGAGAGCGCTGACGAGCTGCCATCGCGAACCTGCGCCGTCGAGCCTCCGGAGTTCGATCGCACACGGACCCATGAATCGATCACGATCAGGTCGAACGGGACGTTGTTATTGAATAGGTAGTTATCTCCGTTCGTGTCCGAGCAGTCCCGGTAGTACTCGTAGAACTTGGGAACCCACTTCGGCGCGAGCATGATGAAGCCTGCCCAGGAGTTCGTGCGCGCCACATGCCCGAGGCAGAGGATGCTCCGATTGTGAACGTCGGACGCGTATGCATCTTGCCACGACGTGGTGATGCCTCCGGGATTGTTCATGTCCGCGAAGATCATGACGCCGTCCGGTCCCCACGAGTTCGTGTCCATTCCGTCCATATAGCCGAAGAAACACACGTAGCCGGGTGCGCCACTGCTCATGTTCATCAGCGCGATCCCGATCATCTCGCCCTGTACCGCGCCGATCGCGTCGTCTCCGTAGTCCATCGCGAAGCGACGCACCACCGGCGCATGATATCCGCTGTCGTACGCCGATGACGGCGTCACGATCACCACGTCACCCTTGTTGACGGTGCCGCTGCCCACGCAGCGGATGTTCACCGAAGGCCCGATCGGCACATCCACGCTGCCGCTCTCGTTGTGGACATGGCGGAGATAGTGCGTGTAGGACGATCCGTTCGCTTCGCGCCAGAGCGTGCCGTCCGTGCTCGACGGCTGGCTCGATTGATCTGCGAGATTCAGACGCTTGACGTTCGTGACTGGGCCTCCGCCCATGTCCTTCGTCGCAGTGCTGTCGTTGAGCACGTCAAGCACATCTGCCTCGGTCGGAGCACCGCCGCTGATCGAGACGACGGTCTTGCCGCCGCTGTCGCTGACCGAAACACTCGAGCCCGTGAAGTTGATGTTGCTCCGCTGCGTAACCGGCGTGCCTTCGTCCTCGATCACGTGTCCACTGACGAGGCCCGACACATCTACGCCGTCGACTGTGCCGACGTTCGTGATGTTGCCTCCGCCCATATCCTTGGACGCAGAACTATCATTGAGCTTATCTAGCACGTGAGCTTCGGTCACTGCCTGCGCACCAGATTCGATGCCGTCCAGCTTCGTACCATCCACGCTCACGTCGCGACCATCCACGAGGTTTACGTTCGTGATTGATCCACCACCGACATCTTTCGCTGCTGTGCTGTCGTTGAGCTTGTCGAGCACACGGGATTCAGTCACTACTGCGTCAGCGTAGTCTTTCGTTGCTGCGTCAGTGTTAGCTGCCGGAGTTCCGAGGCCGGTAATCTTCCGCGAGTTGATAGCGATGTCTCCGGCCGCGAGTGACAGCGCATCGCGCACAGCGGTCTCATCGCTCTGCACGCGCACGATATGCTTCGCGCTGAGAGATCCTGTGTAGTTCGGAGTTGTCGCTCCTGCAAGCGGAGTTGCAGTCGGATCAGTCGCGGTCCATTGTACCCACCCAGCGGTGCCGGAGTCGTAGGCTTTGAGGCTGTATCGTGCTGCCATAATGACTCCTTACAGGTACTCGATATAGAGGCCAGAGCAGAGAGCGACACCGCTCGCGTTGTCGCTGACCAGAAACACGTCGTACCAGGCCTCGGTCGCGACTGCCATGGTGGAGGTGGTTTGCTCCTGGAGAACTCCAGCAGTGCCGCCGACCGTCGTCAGCGATGTGCCGTCGCTCTGCTTCCGCAATCGGATAGTTGCTGCGTGCACCGAGTTCTCGCAGCCGACGAGCGCTCGCAGGATATTGAGCGTACCGCTGGCGAGGCGTACCGAGCCGATCTTCGTCTCGACGGTTCCGGTCATGCTGACCGGATTCGTGATTAGGTGAATCTTCTGAGGCACATCATCTCCCTCCGCGGTGCTGACAGCGTGGTAGCTGATGTCCGCGACCCAATAGTTCTGGTGACCGCTCTGACCCTTCACCTGAACTAGCAGGCTATTGCCGCTAACTGTTATCTGCGCATCGGCGTTGGCATCAGATCGACGCACTAGCTCGGTCTCGAACGCTCCCACCAAGGCAGCACCGAGACCCTGGCGATAGGCAGCTGCCGACACCGTAAATGCGAATCGGTCTCCGCCACTGAGCTTGCGACCGATGATGTTCGCGCGCACGATATAGGAGTATTGGTCTTCGAGTTCGATCTCCTTCAGCGTCGTCCAGGAGTTATCGGTCGTGCGAACCGCCGCGGTCGTGTCGACCTTCGCGGATTGCCCATACTCGGAGTGAGCCTTGATGAGCTTCGCTCCGGCACCGACCGTGGTCTGTGGTTCCTTCGTACCGCTGAGATCGATCGTCGACACGATGGAGGTGCCATCGGTGACGATCTTCAGCATGGGAACTTGCGAGATCGACATCTCAGGCTTATCTGCGCCGTTCGCGACGTCGTCGAGCACCCACTCGGAGATGAAGGTATCCCATGACACCCAGATGTCGCTGTTTGCCGGATAGACCATCTCGGTCGCGGGCTTCTTCGCGTAGTAGCCGTCACCGGCGACGATCGTCTGCGACATCGTCGCGGTCAGACCGCTCTGGTTGGTGAGCGTGCCTCCGCTGACCTTATGCTGTGTGAGTCCGTTGACTTCGGTTGCAGTAGCCTGCGGCTTCCACCCAGTGAACGGCTTATCGTCGTTCGGGATGTTGATGTTGATGAGTGGGCTCTTCGGCTTCTGGAATAGGCCGCGCACGAACGCGAGCGTGAATTTGATGTGGTGCGACCCGTCGGTGCCGTGCGTATCTTCCTTGCCGATAACTTCCCAGGCCGCAGTCGCGTCGACGCCTCGAGCATAGACGTTATAATGCGCGAACACGTCGTCCTCGACCGTCACGAAGTCGAGGAGCTGCACTCCGAACTCGGAGATCGGCACCGTCACCGATATAACCGGAATGCCGTACGCGAATCGGTCGAGCCGATTGCGTAGCATGTTCAGAGGCATGGTTACGTCGTAGACCATGCTCCGAGCTGAGTGGATTGCTGGCGTCGTGCCGAGCACGCCGCGCTGCGCTATCCGATAAGTCCCCTTCCAGATGCCGGAGAGGTTGCCCTGGTTGATGACTCCATGGCGGAGGCTATACGACGTGAACTCGTCGAACTGTATGATCTCGTCGTCGATGAGGAAGTACGCAGGTCGCTCACCCCACAATACACCAAGAGGTCCGGACACCGTCGCGTTGCCGAACGTACCTCCGAGTGCGAAGTTCGCTCCGGCGAAGCCGCGAATGCACGGATACTCGATGGTGACCGATGTCTCGCCGGAGGCCGCGATCCCGGTATAGAGGCGTGTGGCCTGCCACAGCCATTCAGTCTCGGAGTCCCCATCGTAGACCTGCGCCGACGCTCCGAACGGTGCGTACGCGCGCTGCGCGAGACGATCTTCCAGTTCTAGCGACTTCGACGTGTCGCCGACCTTCATCCACTCGAGCTTCACCCGGTTGTGGATCTCGTCCCAGGTCTTCTCCTGCTTCATGTCGCGGATCTGATCGCGACCCCAATGTCTGACGACTGGAGCGTTCTTGTTATAGACCTTGCAATAGACCTTGCCGTCCTCCTGCGGAAGGAACGATGCGTCCATCAGCATGCCGAGTTCGGCGACTGCGTCCTTCGCAGACAGGCCCTGATCGAGGGCCTTCATGTCCTGCAGATCTTCCGCGTTCAGCGACGCGTAGCGGCTCAGGTTATAGTGCGCAATGTTCGGCCAGACCGACGCCTGATGCGACATGGCATCGTATCGATCGAAGCCGATACCAGCGAGTCGATAGATGTCGGTCACCACGCTGAGCGGATGGTCGGAGATCCACTGGCCGACGACCTTCTGATCACGCAGCAGAGACCCGACATCGGCGAGCGACACCGAGATCGCGTCGCCCTGTTGCGGTTGGAGTTCGTCGACGAAGCCTACGAATCGCTGGACGAAGTCGCTCTCGTCGAGTCCATCGGTCCCGAAGAGGATGCGAACCTGCATTCCCTTGAATCGGTAGATGAGCAGATCGCGAATTGCGCCATCATCTTTGAAGTCCAGCTGCAGAGCACCGACCGACCACTCGCGCGTATATGGATTCACCTTCGTCGCGATCGGCGACACGGTCGACACCGACGGTGATAGACCGAACCGGACTTCCTCACCGGTGACGTAAGAGAACACCTTCCCCGTCGGTCCGCTCGGCTCAAAGCGGACGATATAGATCGGAGGCACGGAAGACCGCTCCATCGCTGCCTTCCATTTGGTGCTCAGATTCAGCACTCAGACCTCGGTCTCGTAGAATGGGGAATTCTCGTCGAAGTCGATACGATACTCAGTCTCGTACGCGTCGACGAGCACCTTATCTTTCGTCGTGCCGATGAATCCATGCAGAGCGACGGTTGGCTCAGCAGTCGGCTTCTCGATCCACACAATTGGCTGCTGTCCCTGACTGCAGTCCGAGAAGATGGAATCGAAGATTGCAATGTCCGACGCAGACGCAGGATTGAACCGATGGTTGAAGTAGCTCTGTCCTCGCGCAGCAGGATAGCGCGTAGTGACTCCACCCTTGCTCGTGAAGTCGAACGCGGTGCTGCGGATCGATCGGTAGTTGTATGGGTGCAGGCCGGCGAACGGCAGCTGGCGTCGTCGACCGAGGATGATCTCACCGATCCGAGGAAGCTCGAGGAAATCCGACGAGTCAGATGTCTGCACCTTCACACGCGCGTACGCGACGCCGGACAGCAGCTTCGATCCGGATTCGCCAAGAGGCACGAGCGATGTCGAGACCAACCGACGATTGGTCGTGATATAGTCGCCGATGCTTCCCCACTGATAGACCTTCGACAGGTTCGTGCTGAAGGTGTCGTTATCTGCAACCTCGAGCGTAACAAGGACGCCTGCTGCACAGAGGCTACCGAAATTGTGGCCGAGGATAACAGCGCAGTCGAACGGCTTGCTCGTATTGCACTGAACCATTGCCCAGGCGCGGAACATTCCAGAGAGGCTCGCGCTCGGCTTGCTCGGCAGATAGCCGTGACCGTCGCTCAGGCGTCGAGTCGGCCAGTCGGGGTCGCTGACATCTGCGTCGGCGAAGCTGCCAGCGACAATCGACCACTGATAAGGTGCGACGGCGCTGAACGGACCGACAGCCTGCGTGGTAATTGCGAGCGGACGGTTCGCTGCCAGATAAGCCAGATCCGCGGCAGAGATGCTCGAGAATGACCAGGCCATTGCCTACCACCAGCCATTCTTCTGGCCATCACGCCAGACCGGAGCGAACACATCCCGAATCCACCGTGCTGCCTCCGCCCGTCCTGGGAGTCCCAACGTGCCTAGCTGGAGGGTCACGCCACCTCCGCTCGGGCCTCCGGCCGGAGCCGCACGTGACCCCCCTTGAGGCGCAGAGCGACCCTCCAGGAGGGAGGTTACCATAGGCTCCGGGATGATAAGTTCACCGCCGTGGACGGTAGCTGGCTGGGCTTGCCCCTTGCGCCCAGGGACGAGGCCACCTTCAGCGAACGCGAGACCTCCCTCGAAGGCCAAAGTCGCTGCGTACGCCTGGGCGGCAGCGGCCGGAGCCAACCCTGGACCGATGATCGGAATTGCCGAGATCGACGCGAAGGCTGCTGCGGCAGCTTGCGCTGCGTGTGCCTGAATCGAAGCCGACGCTGCGATTTTGGTCCACAGCATCTCGATACCTTTGGCGATAGCGAACTTCGCAGCTTCGTCGAGGATCATCTTGCCAATGCTTGTGATTGCGTCACCCATCGCATCGAGTGCGGTATAGACCTCGCCGTTGATGATGTCGCCGACCTGACCGAACGCGCTCCTGAATGCGTCGAAAGCCTGACCGGCCCATCCCTGCACACTCGCGAGCATCTCCTCGTTCGCTGCGCGGTTCGCATCGACTCGCTGCATCTGGTATTCTTTCCAGCGCTCGAAGTCCTCCTGCCTCTTCTTGTCGAGTGCTACCTGGTATTCGAGTTGGTCGTCGGTCATCGACTGCAGTGCGCTGCGTGCGGCCAGCGCGTAGTTCCGCGTCTCATTCAACCGAGCACGCCAAGCAGCAGCGAGATCGTGCTCGTACTGCGACGAATGCTGGACAGCGACGTCGACCTTCTTCAGGGCGTTCACTGCGATTTTGCCGATACCCTCATGGAAAGCATCTCGGACTCGGTTGATTGCTGCGACGTTCTCATCCATCGCGTTGACTTCGCGTGCTGCGCGTGCAAGAGCCTCGTCACCGATCGCGTCAGCGTCCTTCGACATCAAGCTCAGCGTCGCGCGAACCTCTCCGATAGATTTCGCGACGTCGGTAGCGCCGGACCACTCGGCAATCTTCTCCATTCCCTCGAGGACTGAGGTCGCTCCGTCGAGCACCAGAGCGAAGCCCTTATTGGCGACAGCGGTTACGGTCTCGATGATCATCTGCCAGCCGTGCCATGCTTTCACGACCGTCGACACTGCGAAGGCCACGCCGCTGACGAGACCCTTCGCGAGTCTCTCCGCCCACTCGATGATGCGAGTCTGGATGAGCTTCTCGTTGGCCTTTAGCCATTTCTCGAACTGCGCGAGCATTGGCTTCATCGACGACGTGACGCCGGTGATCAGTGGCATCAGCTGGTCGCCGAGACGTCCATGCATCTGGTCGAGGCTCCGACCGAATGACTCGACTTCCTTCCGACCGGCGTCGTTCGCTGCTCGATATTCCAGCGACTTCACGACAGCCTGACCGATCGTCGCCTGAACGAGGTGCACTCCCTTCTTCAGGAGTTCGAGTCCCTGGTTTAGACCGACCGCAGCAGCACCCATCATCTTGAATGACTTCTGCATTCCGGATGCGAGACCAGCAACACCCTTATCGGTAGCCTTGCCTGCACCTTGGATCTTACCCAAGACTCCGCTCGCGAAGTCCTTCGCCGCAACGACGATGCCGACCAGGACTTCGCGAGCCATCGGAGTTCTACTTTCCCTTCTGCTCTTGCTTGAGCACAATCATCGGAGGTGGACGCTTCGATTCTACCTCTCGGCTAACTCGCTCGCATACCTCGAATGCCTGGAATACGAAGTACGGCTCCTCGCCGAGCGAGTCGCTCCCGTACGGCAGCATCCCGAACATCTTCCAGTGATCCCACCATCGGAAGAGCATCCATGCCTCCTCCTCGATGACGGACCATGGGCACCGCTTCAGTTGCTGTGCCCACAGGAATCCGAGGTTCGCATCCGATTCGCATCCTCGAGCGCGACGTTTCGCATCTCCGCTCGAGTCGCCCTTGCATTCGGAGCATCCCCAGGACCACGTCTCGCGATCACCGCTCAGGGCGAATCGGGTCGCGAGTTCGAGTTTCCCACGAGGCCATCGCGGAGCTTGCTGCTGTCCTTCAGCGCCTCGACGATGTCGTCGGTGACGGACTCGCGCTCGACCGGGTCGGCCTTCGCCAAGGCCTCGACGAGCTGCCGCCCGTTCTTCGGCGAGACGACGACCTCGGTGTCCGGGTCGCGTACCGCATAGTTCTCGACTTCGAGCACGCGCTCGCTGATGATGCGATCCGACATCTCCCACGCGCGACGGTTGAAGTTGACCTTGCCTCCGGTGAAATTGCCGGAACTCTCCTGATACTTCTTGAAATCCGTCGCCGACATCGGCAGCAGGCGGACGCGGAAGGGTTCCGGATCTGAGCGGTTATCGCCGATGTCCGGGCGATACCACTCCCCATCTTCCCTCTTCTTGATGACTTGAGCTACTCGACCCATGATCTGTTCTCCTCCAGAGAATAGTGCGACCGGTTGCCCACGGATGTTATCGCCCCGGTCGCCCGACGCATCCGCCTCTGGAGGAGGTCGCTGTTACTTGAAGCTGATCGTGCACTCGTCCTCGCCCGCGAGCGTGCCGAGTGCGAGGAACGGCAGAGTGAAGAGCCCTTCCTCTTCCTGCGGGATGTCGAGATCGCCGAACTCGATCTCGATCTGGTTGAGGTCGATCTCCATGCGACGACCCGACGCCGGTCCGACGCGAACGAACAAGTCCGTCGTCACGAAGCGCTTCCTGCTCGCCCAGAGCTTGATCCAGTCGCGTCGAGCGCGGATGGTGATCGAACCGGTGATTGAGCGATAGCCCTCGATGATGTCGGTGACCTTGTCCTGGAAGGCCTCATTGTTGATGGGCTTGAAGTTGTTGGTGATGTTCAGCTCGAATGCCGTGATCTTCGGCGTTGTCTCCGCGATGATGCTGCCGGAGTCCGTGAGCGTCAGCGTCCCATCGATCTCGGCAAGCGCGTCACCACCGGTATTCCCGGAGTCGTCGAGCGCGTAGGTGTCGGCCGGAATCCACGGCTTCACGACCGGTGTGGTCGCGGTGATCGCAGCACCATCGACCGTGAGCGAGTTCGCGGTCTTCGCCGTCACCTTGCGATCGGTCTGCGCACCAACCGCCACGATGGAATCGACCTCGAACAGGTCCTGGTCAGCAGCGGTGACGACGACCGTGTTCGAGTTGCTGATCGACGCCGCAGTCGAGTAGCCGGTCTGGACGTGGTCGGCTGCGCCTCCCTCGAACGAGATCCGAGGCTCGTTGCCTCCGGAGATCGAGATCTTGACGGTCTGGACCCACGCTCCCTTGAGCGCCTCCATCACGACTTCGGAGAACTCGTGCGCGAGGCTCAGTGAACCCTGGAGACCTTGCGTGCGCGTCAGTGTGTAGACCACGCTGGTGCTCGCGTTGACCGTCTCGACGCCGAGCGCGTGCTTGAGCATCGGACCGACGTCGGGAGCCGTGCCTGCTGCACGCGGAGCGATGTAGTGCTCCGACGACCAGGTGCACTCCTTCTTGCCGGTGATCCGCTGCTGCGGCGAGCGTGTCTGCCGTGCGTCCTCGCGAGTCTTGCGACCCTGCTTGTACGAGAACTTGCTCATCAACGCCTTCATCATCGAAGTCGTTGCCGGCTTCACGAAAGTCCCGTACGTGACTTCCGCCGTCGCTGCCATGCGTCGTTCACGTCCGAGGGCGTCAGGTACTGCGATTCCCATATTCTAGCTTCTCCCTGTCGTCCGGAAGTAGACGATCTCGAAATTCATCTGTGCAGAGACCACGCCGCCACGATCGCTGACGTAATCAGGCACACCTTCGTCCGTTTGAGATGGTGCGATATACCGTGTGCTCGAGGCGTTCGAGTCACGACGGATGTCAACCATCAGAGCCGCAACGATGTCGTCGACCAGATTTGAGATCTTCGTCGTTCGGTCACGATGCGCTACCTCAAGATCTTCGTCGACGACGGTCTCGATATGAGCGACGACGATGATCGGCATGACCATGCGCAGCATCTCGCCTGGCTGATGCTGGGGCCTCTCCGCTCCTGGGAAGAACCCGATCCACGGCATTTCGGTCGGATCGACATCAGCCCAGTCGCGAAGGTAGCGTTCCACCTTGGTGACAGTGGTCTTGTATCCACCTGCAATTGAAATTACAGCAAGAGTGGTCTTGATGTTGTCGAGGATAAGCGCACGTGCAGGAGTTCCCATCAGGTCCTCCCCGATGCAGTTTTTCCTGCACGATCGACGATCTGCTCGACGCCTCCGCCAAGGATCTCAGCAATCTCATCTTGCGACGTGTCAGCGGCCTTCTGCACGTAGTTCTGACCGACGATGTGCACGCTCTCCTTGAGCACATACTTCGGATGAACCTTCTGGTTCTTGCCCTTGCCAGTCACCGTCGCGAGCAGCGGGTCTTTGCCTGGTCGACGGATGAACCTCAGCTCACCCTTCGGCCAGTGCCTCGGCCACTTGCCAACTGCGATGTTCGCCGACCGGATCGGCACCGCGAGCGTCCTCATGACGCGAGGCTTCACCTCTCCACCCTCGTCCTGGACGCGAGCGTAGATCAGATCCGAGGACGCAGTTGCGGTGATCGCTCCGTCGACGTTGCCGAGGAACGTCGCGCGGAATGAGCGAGCGAGAGCGCCGGTCCTCACGTCAAATGACGAGTAGACTTCCTTCGAGATTGCACCAGCAGCGACCTGCGCTCCCTGCAAGACGAGCTTCGCCAAAGCTCCGGGCATGCCGTAGCGAATCTGGTCGAACAGCGCGCCGATGTTCGCGCCTTCTCTGCGGATCTCGATGCTCATTCAGAATCGCTGCCTGGGTCCGTGCTCCTGCGCGAGCCTCCTGCGAAATCGTCGTATCCGATGCTGAACGCCGGACGCTTGAGTCCGCTCTCGGAGTCGTTGGCCAGATCCTGCGACTGATAGATGCCGCCCACGAAGTTCGTGGTCTCCGAGCTTTCGCTGCGATCCGCCATCAGGATCTCGAGCAGCTTCACCCAGTGATCGAACTCCTGACCTCTCGATGTGTTGATACCTGCGCCGCTGCGATCAACGCTACGAGCACGTGATGCGATGATTCGCCGGACTGCCTTGATGGCGACCGACGTCAGATCTACAGCGCCGACCGGATACTCGCCAATGAGAGCCAGGAGGGCTTCGTCCGACAGAATCGGACGATCCTCCTGGATATCACCGATCTTGCCTCGGACCTTATCTTTGTCCGAGGTCTCCGCAGTGCTGTAGCTCCAGGTCACCGATCATTCCCCGTCGTCGGCTCCGGGCTGAGGCACGGCACCGCTATCGCCCTTCTCTTCGGGCTCGTCCTGGCTCCCGTTGCGGGCTTCCCGGGCTTCGCGCTTGGACTCGGCCTCCGCCTCGTCCCTGCGCTCGCGGCGCTTCCGCTGCTGCTCGAGGCCCTTCCGGTGCTGCGGGTTCGGATCGCTGGGCTGCTCGTAGCCGGCCTTCACCAGGAGCGCGTCGATGAAGTCGAACGGGTCATCGCCGGTCGGGACGCCGAACTCCTCACCGTGCTTGCGCAGCTTCTCGTGCTCGGGCTCGACGACGTAGAGGTACTCGAGGTACTGGCGCGGGCTGCTGTGCTCGTAGCGCCACATCTTCTCGAGCGGAACCTCGCTCGTGGTCGCACGCTGCGGACGCGTTCCCCAGATCTTGTCGATGGCCTCCAGCTTCGAGAGGCCCTCGATGTTGATCTTGAGGTCGGAGGCCAGCTCCTTGATCTGTGCGCCGGTCATTCGCTTCATCAGGCCGAGCGGCTCGAGCGGACCGTCGGGGATGTGGATCAGCTGGCCGTGCGCGAGCGCGGAGTAGATGTTCCGCCCGAACGACTTCTCCGCGTCCGGCACGGGATCTCCGCGCTCGTAGACCTTGTCGTTGACCTTGATCTGCTTGCCTGCGACGTAACCCATGAACTCCTCCAGAGCGCGATCGACCGATCTCGATCTGGAGGAGCTACGCGCTACAGCAGTTCCAGAGCCCGTCAGCCAGGGCCAGGCCTACGAGATGCAGTTCTCGAGGAACGCGCCGAGGTCGGCGGAGATGACCTTGTGGTCGAAGTACATCGAGCCCTCGATCACGTCGGACTCGATGTTCTCGTCGCGCCAGCGCTTCACCGCCGCGGCGAGCGAACCCGCTCCCGGGATCGTCTTGTCGAACTTCTTCCACGAGAACGTGTAGCCCGCGCTCGCGATCTTCTTGCCCGGAGCCTTCGGCACGTAGGCGAGCAGGATGTGCTTGCCGAACACGCGCGACATCGACTTGGTCTGACCTTCCTTCGCGGTGTTGCGGAGCGTGTCCGCGACCTTCACCTCCTCGAGGTCGAGGATCTGCGCGAGGGTCTGCGCGTTCGCGACCTTGAGCCCGGTCGTCGCGAGACGATCGAGGATGGTCGAGTGATCCATGAGGACCTCGAACACCGCGCGCCCGACGAGCATCTTGTTCGGGCGCTTGCCGGTGAGGGCCTGCACCGTCGAGAGCCTCGAGCGGATGACCTCGATCGGCGTGCTGTTCGACGCGTCGAAGCGGAGGAACTGCGTGCCGGACGGACCGGAAGCGACGCCGTCGTCATCCGTGGTCCAGATGCCCGTGGCGAAGTACTTGGTCGCCCAGATCACGTCGCGCTTGATCGCGAGATCCTGCGTGATCACCTGCACCGCGTCCTCGTACATGTTGAGGACTTCGTCGGCGTTCTCGTCCGTCTCGTCGTCGATCGGGACCGCGACGTCGTACCGCTTGCACGTGTACGTGTCGGTCGAGATCTTCCAGCCTCGGCGCACCGCCGGAGTTCCGGGAGCGCGCTCCTCGGCGTCGGTGCGGAAGAGCTCGCCGGTGTCGTACGTGTAGTACGTGTCCGAGCGCTTGTCGACCTTCACGACCGGGAAGAAGCTGTCGGACACTCGCTCGGAGTTGTCCTGCATGAGCGCGATGGACAACGCGGAGAGCGGTCGATCGACGTGGACTTGGCGCCTGGTTGGCTGCGGCATCTGATTGTCTCCCTTTGCCTTTGCGTGCGCTCGACGCGCTCCTAATGGCGAGAGCCTGGCGAGTTGCCCAGGCTCTCGGCTCCCTCATCGGAGCAGCTGACCGCGCACTACAGCGCGTTCAGGTGGAGGATCAGATCGATCTCGCCCTCGACGAACGCCGTGGTCGACGACGCCTCGATGTCGATCGTCTGCACCGCGGTGAAGGTCTTCGCCGCGGTCGTCGCGGTGCTCTCCACCGTCGCGCCGATCGGCGTCATGTTCGCGCTGGTCAGCGCGAGCACGCCTCCGGTCACGTCGGTTCCCGCGATCTCCGGGTTGAGCGTCGTCAGCTTCGCCGCGGTCGTCGCGGGATTGGTGACGGTCGCGCTCATCCGCTCGACCGTGCCGGCGAACCCGGGCAGGTATGAGCTGACGATGTTGCCGTTCGCGATGTCAGCGAGGTTGAAGTGGAAGGACACCTTCACCGGCTTCGCCGTCGGGTTCGCCGCGGCGAGCGTCCCTTCGTGCGTCATCCGGATCTCGAAGATGTCGCCGTCGACCGCGTCGACGTTCGCGCGACCGACGACGTAGTCGCCCGGCACCGCGACCGCGGCCTTGCCGGCGCTGTCGCTGGTGATCGGGTCGTTCTCGCTGATGGTGGTGCCGGCCTGCACCTTCACCATCGGTCCGAGCACCGCGACTCGACACGGGTCGTTGGTGTTCGGGTCGTTGTAGAGCGACCCGTAGATCACGTCGGTTCCCGCCGACGCGAGGATGACCTTCGTCGAGGAGTTCAGCTTCACCAGCTTGTAGAGGTTGGCTGCGGCGGTGAGATCACCGTTCGAGAGCTTGGAGCCGTCATCGAGCGATGGCAGGTAGTGCGACATGGTCTTAGTTCTCCCTCGGTGCTAGCAGCGCTCGTGCGCTCCTAATGGCAAGACCCCAGCGAGCACGCCTGGGGTCTCGGCTCCCACCAAGGAGCAGACGTCTGACGACTGGCTTCGCGCGACCTACGCGTCGGGGCGCAGGTGCTTCTTCATCGCCTGCCGTCCCTCCGGATACTTCATCGCCTTCTGGTAGGCCTTGGCCTCGTTGAGGTTCGGGTCCTCCTTCATCATCTTCTGCGCGAGCGCCCGGATCTCGCCCTCGCCGCTGTCGGGAGCAGGTTCGCCGGAGCTTCCCTCCTCGCCGAAGACCTTGCTCTCCTCGAGCGCCTTGTTCGTCGAGACGAGCGTGTTGGTGAGCTTGTCGTAGAGCGCCTCGCTGAGGCGTCCCTTCGCGACGTGCAGCACCTCGCCCATCTCCTCGCTGCTCATGCCGGAGATCATCGGGAGCTTGTTCTTCGCGAACTTCACGAAGCCCTCGCGGTCCTTCTCGTTCCGGAGCTTCTGCACCTCGGCACGCGCGTCGGCCGCGTCCTGCCGCGCCTTCTGGATGGACTTCCTCTGCTCCTCGGGCATGTCCTCGGGCAGCGGCTCGTCGACCGGCGTGGGCTCCGTCGGAGGCGGCATGCCGGAACCGGCCGCGGCCTGCATCGCCATCTCGACGATCGTGCGCTCCTCGGGCGAGAGCTTGCCGAGGATGGCGTCGAGCATCGCGCCGGGATCCTGGCCTTCGCCTTCCTTCTTCTTGAGCGCGAGTGCCTTGCGGATCTTCTCCATCAGCTGCTTGAGGTTCATCTTGATTCCCTTCACGAGTTGGACCGTGACTCCGCGTCCGGCACCGCTATCGACGAGCGCGATCTTGTTGATAACGAGATCACGCAGCTTCGCGCGCTGCTTCGCAATCCCGGGCTCGATGTGTCGGTGAGCCTCACCCTCGATCGAGAACTCCGTCCACTCGCCGCTGCGAACCTTCTGGATGGCTCCCTTATCGAAGACGTCGAAGCCGACCCACATGCCGGTCGGTCCCGAGCCGTCGAGTCCCATCGCGACGCGCTTCTCCGGCGTGAACGCGACGCACTCGATGAGCGAGCCGACGTCGGGACCCTCGTGCATCCCGTTCGCTGTGCCGCTCGTCTTAACGAAGTTGTACGATGCCTTCTCGATCTCGGAGGCTTCGATGATGTCCTCGTCGTGATCGACGACGACGTTGCCATCCTTGTCGATGACGACCGAGCCCCAGCCGAACACCTTGAGCGAGCCGTCGTCACGCTTCTCGAAATGCGTGATCGGCGCGGTGATCGAGACCTGGCGGATGTCGCTGGTGTCGCCTGCTGCACGCTTCGCGAACTTCACGCGCTGCTTGACGACCTGAGCATATTCGCCCTTCTCGGTCTTCTCCCAGCCTGCGTTATAGAGACCAGCCCACGCAGTCGCGAGAGCTTCCACATCCGAGGCACCTGCGGCGAGAGCGCTGTTCGCTACGCGCTTGAACAGGTGCTGCGCCAAGGGAGGCAGCCCTGTTCGCACTTCCTCTGGAAGTGCATCGATGCTCGCGTAGGGCAACTGGTGGGAGAGGGAACCACAAGCCCTGCGCCGTCGTCAAATCTCCGATCACGTAAGCTAACTTGCCAGTGCAAGTTGAATTGCGCAAATCAGGCAGCGCGGCGCAATCGGCTCCATGTCTTGGCGAACCAGCTTCGCTTCTGAAGCTCCGGCACCGTCGGCCTCTGACCGGCCTCGGGAGCACCGGCGTCCTTGACCGGCAGGCCGAACGTCTCGCGGATGAAGGTCTCGAGCGAGTCATCCGGTACCAGCGCACCAGCGCTGATCAGCTGCGCGAGAGCAGCGCCGAATTGCTGAACATCCGGACGCTCGATCTCTCCGTGCGCCATGACCGGGAACAACTCCTCGGGGATGTTGTTCAGCCTGCAGAGTCTCGGGATCGCGTGTCGATTGAACACGTCGGTGATCGAGCTGAGAATCGCGTTCAATGAGAGCGCGAGCATCTCGGTCTTGCTATCGCTCAGCGCCCACGACCCGACCTTGTCCATGCCGAGCAGCAGCAACTCTGCGAGCACGCTGACGAGGATCCGGGACTCGTATCGCTTGATGATCTCGTTCACGTCGACCGGACGTCGGCCTCCGGAGGTCAGCAGGCTGAGCTTATATCCGGACTGTGTACCGTCAGGCATCGTCTCCGACGGAATGACGAGCCCGTGGTATCGGTCCATACGGACACGGCTCACGAGCTTCTCGTATGCCTGACGCGTACGCAGCTGATCTGCTGTCGGTCGTGCGCGCATGAACTCGACGGGCAGCTGCATGACCGGCAAGCCCGCGAGGTCGCGCTCGACGCCAATGGCCTCGATCTCGCGCAGGCGCTTCACGAAGTAGTACGGGACGTACGCACCGCGGATGAGCGAGATGCCCTCCGGGTTGTTCTTCCGCGTACGGACACGGAACAGCAGCGACTTGTCGATCGGGATCTTGCGCAGCCTGAAGTCCGGCGCTGCGCTCTGCCACATCGCGAGCACGCGACCGTTATCTGCGAAGTCCCACCACTGCAAGCTGTCCTGCGAGCGGATCGAGTGATCGCGCCATCCGATCTTGCCGTCGTTGTAGCGCGAGTTGAACTGGCCGAACGGCGACTTACCCCGTCGGATCTTGTAGTTGGTCTCGCACAGCGACCAACCGTACTGCGCGAACGAGATGATCTCGCTGATCGCCTCGGTCGGCGTGCTCTCCATATCCTCCCAGCACGACGTCACGAAGTCCGCGACCTGCTTGGCCTCTGGACGTTTGTCGACAGCGTTGAATGTGAATGGCACCTGCCTGCAGAGCATCTCGAGCGCGAGCAAGTACGCGTGGCAGACGGGATCGTTCGATCCCATCTCCGAGAAGACGCGTGCTCCCTGTCCACCCTTGAGGTCCTTGTGCTGCTCTTCGTCGACGTAGCCCGACCACTGCTTGAGGCCCGTGGTGCCAGCGACTGTGAGAATCGGCTCTGCCATCGACTATTCCTTCTTCCTCGGCGGAGCGACGGGCTTCATCGTACACCGGCATTGCACAGTTTCAGAGATCGGACCGCTTGGGTCGCCAGGGTACCGGAGCTGAGCCCCGCTGGGAAGGACGAACTTGTCACCGATATTGATCTGCACGCCGTCCATCTCCCAATGACGGCGCTCCCCAGACTTCCGATCAGCGGTGACCGCAAGCCATTCGATTCGCTTCACGCCCGTCAGCTGATATCCGCCGAACGTCCCAGTGTTCTCGGCCTGCCCAAGTTCGGTACGCGCGATGACAGCAGCACGCTCTGGCGAGAACACGTACGCGCGATTGCGAGGGTCAGGCGCCATGATGGTGGTGCGGATGCGCCTCGCAATTTCTCCTGCACTCGGTCGTGGATCTTCGGACTGCGCGTCAGCCATAATGCGCTTGACTTCATCGCGGATGAGGTCGCGAGTCTCGGTCATGATCGAGCGCGTCCGTACCTCGATCCCATCGATGTAGCGCTGGAAGTATTTGATCTTCACGGGCTTGCCCGCTACCGCGTCGGCGTAGAGACCTGGAGGCACGACGCGAGCGCCTACGATCTCGGCACCAGATCGATTGGCTGCATCGATCGTCTGCCTGAGACCGAATGCGAGGATGAGATCTCGCAATTCAGCGCCGAGAGCCTTCTCGAGCTTGTCGCTCAGAGTACGGTGAGCGGAGGCTTCCCTCGCGTTCACCGTCCCTGCGCGGACCATCCAGCGCAAGAGAGCTTGCTCCATTGCCCGAGACCGCGCGTCGACGGTCCGGTTGCGCTGCGAGACCGATGGCATCTAGCCGAGAGCGGCGATGCTCCCGTCGGTGATCCGGTACTTGCCGCCGAGACGCGGACCGAGGTCGATCTCCTCCTTGATGGAGAGCTTCGACATCGTCTGGTCCTCGACGGCCGACTCGGTGATCAGCGTGTGCTTCGCCTCGGCGTGCGGCTCGTTGCCATCGGGCGGGTTCTTGAACCAGACGCGGACCTTCGTGCTGCGATTGTTCTCGAGCGGGCAGCTGAACTCGATGCCGGCGTACTGGCTTCCGTTCGGGTACTTCGCCTTGTTTATGGCAAGGATCTGCATGTCGAGCTTCGCCAAGGCGATCGGCTCCTTATTGACTCCAGGCATTCTCCATCTCCTCCTCGTCTGCGTCGTCTTCTACCGTAGGACTGCCTGCTCCCCAGACTGCCTTGCGATAGTTCGTGTTCGGGTCGGCGATAAGGGACTCTACT